TCCATCAACGAACAACAGATCGCGCAGGCGCTTCGTGCGGCTGTGAATGAGGTTGAAGTTGACATCGCGGTTGCTGCTAAGAATGGCGCTTCGCGCGCTTTCGGCGCAACCGCTGGCACGGCTCCCGTCCTCGCGGATTGGGCGCAGGCTAAAAAGATTCTCGACGACAACGGCGCGCCTTCCACGGATCGCACCAGCGTTTTTGACACCACGGCAGGCGTGGCACTTCGCTCGACCAGCAACCTCTACAAAGTGAACGAAGCCGGAGACGGCGGAAGTTTGCTACGTCAAGGATTGCTCGGCAACCTCTTTGGCTTTAATCTCCGTGAATCCGCGCAGATTCAGAGCACCACGAAAGGCACCGCCGCAAGTTCAACCACGAACAGCGCAGGCTACGCCATCGGCGCAACCACGCTGACACTGGCAGCAGCAGGCACCGGCACGATTCTGGCGGGCGACATCGTTACTTTCGCGGGCGACACCAACAAGTATGTTGTTGCCACTGGTAATGCGGATGTTTCCGCTGGCGGCACTATTGTTCTGGCCGAACCCGGATTGCGCGTTGCAATGAGCGCGGCGACAAAGGCGATCACCGTCTTTGGCACCAGCGCCCGCAACACGGCTTTCAGCCGCAACGCTATTCTGTTGTCAACCCGCCTTCCCGCGAGCGTGCAGGGCGACCTAGCAACCGACCGTCAAGTTATCACCGATCCTGTAAGCGGAATCAGCTTCGAGCTTTCCATGTATCCCGGCGACCGCATGGTGCATTACGAGGTTGGTCTGTGCTGGGGCGTCACGGTTATCAAACCCGAACATCTCGCAATCATCGTTGGTTAATCAACGACCATGCAAGCTCCGCGCAATCAACTTCCAGCGGGCTGCACCATAACCATCATCGCGGACGCTGTCAGCAACGGCAGCGTCCGCAGGTTGGCGGATTCGGGTAGTTCAACGACTTACGCCGCCGCAGATATTGCGGCATCGTCAACTACCGTAATCGGCCCGTTTCCGACTGCGCGACAGTATGAAATCCTTTCCAGCGAGGGAGAATTGACATACACAATCGCGGAATCTGACACGAACCCGCGAACCAGCGAAAACTTGGCAGATGAAATCAGCGATGAAACAGGAACAGGCTCGGCAGTATTCGGCACCGCTCCAACTCTCGCCGCCCCAAAGATTACTTATCCAGTCGCTACGGCATCGGCTAACGGCGCAATCACGATCACATCCGGCGTTGTCAATATCACCAAGGCTGGCGTTTGCGCGCTGACATTGGCCACCCCGACAACAGACGGAATTACTATCGTCGCAACATCATCCACTTCCAATGCGCATACGATTACCACCCCTGTCATAATTAGAAACGGCGTTGTGGGTGGACATAAAAGCCTAATTACATTTGCCGGATACGCAGGAGCAAGCGTGACGCTTGTTTCGATAGACGGGCATTGGAACGTAGTTTCACAAAACAACGTCACGATTAGTTAATTTTACAAATGAGCCAGATCACCGACGCATTTGATACGCTGGTGTCGGCAATCAACGCCGCACGCGGTTCATCGCCAACGCTGACAATCGGAGCGATCACCGTCACCGGCATCCTTGTTGGCGACAACCCGATTGACCAACAGATATTTGACGGCGCGCTAACCGACCCAGACGGGCCGCAAATCAGCAGCAAGCTCTCTGATTGGGCAACCACGCCCGTGAAGAACGATACCGCTGTCCTTGCGGATTCTAGCGGTGCGGACGGCACCTATGACGTAATGGATACGAACATTCACGACGGCATGATTTACTTGAAACTCGGAAAGCGCGCAGGCTTATGAGCAACTTTGCTGAATACGATATTGAGCGCATGGTGATAACGATACTCGCCGCGCAAACAGATTTACCAGCGGCATTGCACCGCGACGTTGACGACGGCGCCGACAAGGATCGTATCATTGTCAAATGCGACCCGCGAGAGGTTGAGCTTGGAAATAAAGACGAGGGCGAAGCACCGTCACGATGGGGCGCGGAATTGACCGTTGAAATGCGCCTTGCCAGCATTACCGACATGGCGAAGTTGCAGCTTTGGAGCACAGCGATTGACGCTGCTTTCGCAGGCTCACCACCAGCGGCAACCACTACACTTTTCAACACACTTTACGGCGCGACGAATGGCTATTTCCAAATCCGATCCGCAGACGGAGGAAGTCGCCAAGGGCCGGGATCGCAAGTGCGCGAATGGTCACGAACATTTCGCGTAGTTACGTCTTGACATATCGCCACTCACTTGCAATAAGCACTCATACACCATGAATCCCGATCACTCCGCAAAACAGGAAGCCGCAGACGAAATCATCAGGCTCGAATCTGAAATTGCCAATCGTAAAGGAATCATCGCCCGCGAAAACGCGCGCATTGAAATTATCGAAGTCCAGATCGCGGCGTTGAAGCCGCTGGCATCGAAGGTTGAAGCCGCGTCCAAATAGGACGCAGCCCAACTCTTGACAAAAACCAATCACAACCAATCCGCATGAAACTCTTACACTTACTTTTTACCATGACTATCATCGGAACATCAGGCCCAACGCACGGCGTAGCAGCCGACGAGACTGGCATCCTCATCAAATCTTACGGCCTCTCTTTCGAGCCGGAGTTTATCGACCCTCTCACCGACCTTGTTGGCGAGCGCATCAACGAAGCTCGCGGCGCGGTGTGCAGCAAGATTTCCATCACTGGCGAAGTGAACGCGGGCACCGGCCTTATCGCTGCCACCTTCTACGCAGCCGTCACGCTCGCCAATACCAAGGACGGCTTCGGCCAAACCGCAGGCGGCGTGTATATGAACAGCGCCAAGCTGGACACATCCGCGACGGGCTGGAAAACTTTCAACGGCGAATATCAGAGATACTCGAAACTCGCCTAATCTTTCGCCGAGCGTCGGCGGCATAACCGACGCAACAACCAATCAAATCAATCATGGATCAGATTTCAGATCAGCTATTCGCAACGCCCTCGACACCTCTCGCAATCACGCTGGAGCTTCTAGGTGTCCCGTGGGTAAATCCGCAATTCCCCTGCGCGATGACTTACACGGACAAGTTTCTCGCGGAGCACAAGCGGCACCTTGTCAGCCGTGGAAAATGGGAGCAGGAAACCCCATTCACCCCGCAGGACGCGCAACGCCTTGATCTGGTAGATCAATGCACCTACTTTTTCCAGAAAACCCCGTTGCTTTCCGTGGTATTGAAAGGATGGGAGAAAGGTTGTCAGGCGATCAAAAGCACTGAGTTTCGCATGGAAATTGACACGATCCAAGAGGAAGAATCGGCTACGTTGCTCGCAATCGCCCTTGGCCCGAACGGAAAGCGGGCACGCATGATTACCATGATGAAAAACGCGACAACTGCGTTGGCGGTGCAAGCGGACAACGGCGATTGGTCATTTTTCGGCAAAGACGCCAGCGCAGAGACAGTTCAACATTTAACCCAATAAAACCAATGGAATCACTGACAGACGACAACGAACCCATCAAACCCGCAGCACCGCCTTCGCAAGACATGGGCCGCGTGTTCACCTTCGCGGGCATCACGCTAAAGCCATTCTCGTTCAATCGGCGGGTAACTTTTTTCAGGGTGCGAACGGACGACATCAGCGTTATTGAGTCGGCAATCTTAAAACTATTCATCTGCACTCAATCACCCGCGCAGTGCGATTCCGCTCGTGGCGACGCCGCAAGCGCGTTTCGCGTGAAGGCTATGGAATGGGCGGAAAAGCTCGGCATTGACAGCGCAGCGCGCACGAAAGAGGCAATGGAGACATCGGACGCGATTGACAAGGACTTGGCCGACGCATTGAGCGTAGAGCCGGACACAAAGGGCGGATCGGGAAACGGATTGGGGTAGGTGCTGCGGCCAGCTACGTTGCCGTGATTTCAGCGGTAACGTGTGGCAGCATCAGCCCGCAGGAAATACTCTGGGATATGTCGCAAGCGGACGGCGAGCGCATGGAGTCCATGTGGTTTGTCTTTACCGCAAACGAAACGGGCAAAAACAAACTGCGCTACACCCGCAAAGCAAAGCCTGTGAACGTGTCTGAGTTTATGGCAAAAAAACCGTAGTTCACCTATTGGCTAAAGATTTTCGTTGACGAATCGGGCGGGGTTGTGCATCTTCGTGGAAATCAATCCATGCAAATACAACTCCTCACTGACTGCCAGGACCCCTCTCCGCTTTTCGCCTCTCCTTTGTGGGCGGCTGAAAAAAAGGAAGATGGCGACTGGCGCAGAGTCATAAAGAGCGGCAACGAGGTCATCGGACTCACAAGAGAGGGCAACCGCGTAGCTCTGGGCGGCGAAACGGTTGCTCTCGCCATGCTTTCGCCCTTCGATTTTGTATTGGACGGTGAACAGATGCCAGCAGGCCGCTTCGTGGCGTTCGACATCTTCGGGCTTATGGGATCGCCCGTGCTTTCCGACAACAGCGCGCGCCGCGACATTCTTTGTGACGTATGGAAAGGCGAAGTTGTCGAGCGCGTCATTGGCGAGGAAGCAAAGCGCGAACTGTGCGAGCGCGTGAAGGCGAGCGGTGGCGAGGGCGTAGTTTTCAAGCGCGTAGATGCGCCCTACATGGAAGGACGCACACCCTATTGCCAACGCTGGAAAAACTACGAGACGGACGTGTTTGAAGTCTCCGCAGTGAACATCGCCAAGTGCTCCATCGAAGTCTCGCGTCACGGCGTATCCTTTGGCGGCGTGCCCGTGCAATCGCTCGCACGCTTGCCGAAAGTCGGCGACAAGATTCTTGTTAAATACGAGCGTGTGACGGAAAAGGGGAAGCTGCTTCGTGCGGTGCTTGCCAAATAACCCCAGCCCGCGCATAGTCGGCGCGTGAACGTGAAGTATGACTTTTCTGGGCTGAACAAAGCACTTGCTCAAAAAGTGCAGCTTTCGCGCACGCCTGTTGTGCACATCGTTCAAGATGCCGCGATGAAGGTGTTAATTGGCACGGGCACAGGCGAGGGGCTTGTGCAGTTGACTCGAAAGGCTACCGTTGCGCGGATTACAGCAGACTTAAACAAGCCCGTTGTCGGCAGAACAAACGCAGTGCGGCTCAAGAGCGGTAAGACACGCGCAGGAAGGCCACAAACAAAGCCCTTGCTTTTTTGGCTCGCGCTTCAAGTGATGAATCGCACCGGGGCCGGAAACATCCCTGAGATTGTGCGGCAAACGATGGCCGCGATCCTCAAGATGCGAATCAAATCCCGTGCGTATATTGCGGCAGGATGGCTTTTTTGCGCGAGAGACTTATACGAAAAGTCACCCTACCTTCAAAAGAAGCACAGGCTGACACGGCTAAAGCAGCGCTATATCCATACCGTTGACAAGGCGGCACGCGGCACGGCGGCAAATAGCTTTGCGACTCCCGTGAAGGTCAACGGATACACCGCCAGCATCGTGCTCACGAATACCTCACGCGGCGGCGGCACCGTTGGCATCGAGTTCGTTCAGCAAGCCTTAGACAACGCTACGCGGGACGTGATGGAGTATGTTGACAAGAAGGTGGCAGTCGGCCTCGTCAAAGAAATGTTCAAGGGCGTGAATTGCAAGATTTCTGCCGCGTAGTCTTGACGCAACTCGTTTGCAATAGTAGAAGGCTGGAAATCATTTAACCAATGGCATCCAATTCCGGCGCACAAGTAATGGTCAAAGTGGGCTTCGACGACTCAGGGCGCGAGGCGTTTCTTGCCGGAAATGAGCGGGCGTTTAAGAGGTCGTCGGACAGAATAGCCGCGCACGAACAGCAAGCGCGACGAGGCTCCGCCTTCACTGGCGGTCAAAACGCGGCCTATCGCGTCGGGATGTTGTCACAGCAGGCGCAGGACGTGGCGGTGTCCCTACAAATGGGCATGAGCGCGAGCCGCGTGATTGCACAGCAGGGATCGCAGATTGCCAGCATCTTCGGCACGAAAGGAATGGTCATCGGCGGCGTGATTGCTATTGGCGCGGCAATCGCAGAATGGGCGCTCGACACAAAAGAGGCGGATGCGGCGGCAGAAAGATACAAAAAAACGCAGGAGGAAATAGGCGAGATTGCGAAACGCAACGCAAAGCAGAGCATCGAAAACAATGCGGCGCTAGTGGCGCTTCAATCAGGCCCGTTAGCCGGGAAAAAGAGGCTTGAAGAACTTGAATTTGAACAAAAGCAAAAGGAGATTCAAGACAAGCGTAATGAAGTGTTAGCAAATGCCTCCGAACAAAGAAGGTCAAAAGCCGGATGGCATTGGCGTAGAAGCGCAGACTTCGATACATCCACAAGCGATGCAAAAAGAGCATTGATCCAACTTGATGATGAAGAATATCTAGCCTCTCAAAAAATAAACATCGCGCGGGAAGAAGCCGCTAGGAAAAGGAACACGGATGCAGATTTGGCCGTCATAAAAGCGCAGCAAGAAATAGATATTCTTG